AAGACATTATCCTCCTACTGCTGATTTTAAGTATCTAACTATAACTATACCAGAACCGCCGTTTCCAGGATATGCCTGATTGTATCCCGATCCAACAACTCCGTTTCCTCCACCACCGCCACCAGATCCAGAATTTGTTGCTCCTAAATTTAAATCGTTATATGGCTGAGTATCTTGATTATAAATATATCCACCTGAGCCACCACCGCCTAAACCTCCAGTAGCTTGATAAGCAACTTCAACGCTTCCACCGCCACCTCCTCCTGCATAATATCCACTAACTCCAGTAGATGTTGCTGAAGCCCAAGATGAATAAGAATTGGTTCCATTTCCTCCAGAGCCACCATAATTTCCACTAGCTGCTCCACCAGATGCCCCTGCACCACCACCACCGCCGTGTCCGACAGAACCAGGTCCTCCATTATTTCCTTGAGAAGGGGATGTTGCTGGAGTATTTCCAAAACCTGCAGCTATGGAAGCCCCACCAGTACCACTTGCTCCGCCGCCTGAACCTCCATTATTTGCTCCTGCTCCAAAACTGTTTGTTGACCCTACTCCTCCGCCTGCAGACTCAAATGAATTAAATGATGATGGGTTTGTTCCAGTTATATAATAAGCTCCGCCTGCACCAACTGTTGCAGGATACAAGCCAGCAGTTAATGTTGCTGATGAAGATCTGACTCCACCTGCACCTCCACCGCCTCCACCCCAACCACCACTACCTCCACCTGCAATTACTAAATATTCAACAGAGATACTTGGTCCAGTTATTATTAAATTATCTGTACCAGTAAATGTTCTATAATAATATGTTGAATCAGAAGATAATGTTCCGCCACTTACAAATGTTCTCTTTGATATTTCAGAAGAAAATATTCCTATTAGATGACGCAATCAAACCACATCTCCAGCCACATACCATAAATTTGCCGCTACTTTAGTTATTACGGCTGAACTATATTGAGTTCTTAATTTTGGAGCGGCAGCAGATGCGCCTGTTGATTGTATTGTTGTAGTTCCAGAATTTGAGGCTTGAATAGTTGTTTGACCAGAACCCATTTGCCAAACTGTTATTGATGATCCTATTTCAAAGTCGGTAGGGCTTGTTGATACAGGAATACTAAATGTATTTGAAGATCCAACATTCATTCTTACTATTGCTGAAGAATCTGAATATACTGCAGTATAAGATGCTGTTTGAGTATTTATAGCATATACTGATGCCGCACCGCTTGGTCCTGTTACTCCAGTAGGACCAGTTGCTCCAGATGGTCCAGTTGCTCCGCTAGGTCCAGTTGGCCCTGTAGGCCCTGTTGCTCCAGTAGGACCAGATGGGCCAATACTTCTTACAAGATTCCAAGATGTTGCATCCCATTTCCAGGAATTACTTCCTACTGTGTGAACATCATTTAAAGTTGGAGAATTTGGAAAATCTATTGGCACGTTATATACCTGCCAATGCTTTAGCTTCTTCTTCTGTTAAACCCAATGCCTTTAATTTATCTATAGCAGATTGTTTTAATGCAATAATTTCTTCATTTTCTAAAAATTGATCTTGAGATCTTATGTCAATAATTTTTTGTGGAGGATTAGACTCAAGTTCTATTCTTTTATCTATTTCTTCTTGAGTATATTCTCTTTCAGTAACTTCTCCAGTAGAAATATTTATTTCTGTTACATCTATCATAGTGTACTCCCTAGTATTGTAAAATATGTAGCTAATTGAACGGATCCGCCTATAACTCTACCAAACTGTCCATTGCTTCCATAAAGTAATTCAAAAGTAATTGAGCTAATAGGATCTGCCTTATCCCACATTCCAGTTACAAATTTAATTTTTGGATATGCTGTGCTAGATATACTTTGTCGGCCATTTGCTATTAAATTGTATGATTTTGCAGTAGAAGATAAGTTGTCAAAAATTTCTATAGATCCTCCTGAAGGACCTGAAGGAACTATAAATAATCCAGGGTCTGAATTATTTGCTCCATACGCAGCTGATTCATATCCAGACAAACCAGTTCCGCCAGTTCCGCCAGTTCCATAAAATGAACTTAATGAATATCCAATAAATTCTACTTGGCTATATCCAAATTTACTATTTCCTGATCCTCCACCATTCACAGATCCTACTAAAAAATGATCTATATTATCTGATGGAGAAGCAAGTGTGCCACCACTACTTTCTTGTCTATGCCAAATTATTTTAAGTCTATTATACGTTCCAAGTCCAGATAGTGTGACCGTAGTTCCAGATGTTACAGCTTGATTTGTAATTATTGCTGTCCAGCCAGTTGGAGTATATCCTGATGATCCACTTGGTCCACTTGGGCCTGATGGTCCACTTGGGCCTGATGGGCCTGATGGTCCACTTGGTCCTGATGGACCTGATACTGTGCTATTTGCACCAGTTGGTCCTGATGGACCTGAAGCACCTGATGGTCCTGATGGTCCGCTAGGTCCTGTTGCACCTGTTGGTCCAATTAAAGATTGTCCAACCTCTACCCAATATGAATCATAATATGTATATTGTGTTCCATTTGTAGAATTAAACCATGCTTGTCCTGTAACTGGAGAAGATGGCGGAGTATCTGATGTTATTGAAAATGCTGGTGCAGGCCCTGTTGGCCCTGATGATCCGCTTGGTCCACTTGGGCCGCTTGGGCCTGATGGACCTGATGCTCCTGATGGACCTGACGGACCTGATGGACCTTGTAATGGACCAACATTTAACCATTCATCTCCATCCCAAACATATAAGTCTGGACCAACAACATATCCATCTCCAAGATCTCCTGTAGGATGTGCTGTTTGTAATGCGCCTAATGTAGCATAGCTACCAAGTATTGTTACTCCCGCTCCTTGTGCTCCAGTTGCTCCTGATGGACCTGACGGACCAGTTGCGCCAGTTGGTCCTGTGGGACCAGTAGCACCTGTTGCACCTGACGGACCTGACGGACCTGATGGGCCTGAAACACCTGATGGACCTGATGGACCTGATGGACCTGATGGGCCTGATGGGCCTGATGGGCCAGTTGGTCCTGGATGTGCTGTTAAATAAGTATCGACATCTTCAGCTAAATATTCCAAATCTCTTGGGACATCTGGAGTGTCTGAATATACTGGATAGCGAAAGCCTTTAGCTGTGGTCATTTTTAAATTATACCACTTTCAGGTTTATAACTATACCAGCCATCATCCCATAAAGTAAGTAATTTATTAAAGTATTTATCATATTTTTGAGCGGTTACTTCAAGGGAGTAAGTGTCCACTGCCCTCCGCCATATTTGTGCTGGATTTAAATATTTTACCTTTTCTGTAGCATCACAAAACTCTTGAAATGATCTACATCTATATCCTGTTACTCCATTAATATTTGTTTCTGTAAATGCTCCCCAGTCTGTAGTTATTGTTGGGGTGCCGCAAAGATGTGCTTCTGGAACTATATTACCAAATGGTTCTAAATAAAGAGTAGGTGCAAATAATGCAATTGCCCCACCTATTAATTTCTTTCTTTCTTCTGGACCAATTACTCCAACATATTCACCGTATTCTGGCGGGGTTCCAGGACCAGCAATAATTAATCTTTTATTTAATTTCTTACAAACTTCTACTGCTATATTATATCCTTTACGATCTATTAGTCTGCCCAGATATAAATAATAATCTTCTTTATCTTCTTGCAATGCAAATTCGGTAGGATCAAAGTATCCTGGAATTACTTCATCGTAAAATAATCCATCTACTGTTGTTGGATCTTTATACCCAGTATAATTTGAATGCATCCAAGCATATGATTCCCAAACTCTATATTTAGCAAATGTGGCTCCATAACCTATACCAAATTCTACTGACATAAATTCTGGTAGAGCATCTGCAATTGGCTTATGAGATGTTCCGCCTATAAAACAGAGGAAGTCCTTTTGTCCTGCCCGTTTTTTAATTTCATTAATTACATTATTATTAAATATTTGCCAATGTGGTAAATTAGTGTCAAATGAGGCGGTGGTGTAATGATTATCTCCTACTGCTTCTTTTCTTTGCTCTTCAGTAATACATGTAATTAATTCATCACATGTAGCTTTATTTTCTTCACCAGCATATAAATATATTGTGTGTCCCAATGACTTCATCATTTTACAAAAACCAATTATTTTAGATGTAAAGGCACAACTAGAATACTCATCTGTTGTTTGAGTGTGAGGTAGGCTTACCACATGAAATATCATTTAATTCCTAACTTCTATATTTGATATCTAATTATTACTACTCTAGATCCGCCTATATTAATTTAAATTACTCCTGTGCCATTTCTACTTCTTGCCAGTTTAAATCTTCTTCAACCCATTTAAAAATTTTGCCTTCTTCTACAGGCATTGGTGTTGGGGCGCTCCAAAGACATGTTTCGTCATTTAATAACCATGAATTATAAGGTTTCGGCGGGATAAACGCATCTCTTTCTGCATCATATGAATATCCAATTCCAGCATAATTTTTTCTTAATGGTGTTCCGCCATTTATGTGTACGCCACCTGAAGTGTTGTATGAAGTTTTAATCCAAGTTCCGCCTAGACCTAAAGTCTCTGCAAGAAATTCTTGCCCATTGTCTTCATTTGCGTTATCTACTACTAATACACGAGTAACAATATTGTTCTCGTCGATTTCTGCAAAGTGTGCCATTTTAATTATCTCCTTTTTTATCAGTAGTATTACTCATTTTTATATTATATCATTCTCGGTACTATAAGCCTTTTGCAAAAGGCTAAATATTAAGCCATCCTTTAGATTAATCTTAGTGTTTAAATATATCATTTTACCCAAATCATTCCCACGTCTGTAGTTTGTCTGAGCCCATATTCTAGCCACCCGCCGTTTTCCCACTCATCTTTGGTATCCTCAATCCACTTAGGAAGAGAGTCTATCATAGACATTGATTGGTAAACTGTAGGTTCTACTAAATGATCTGTAATATATTGTAACGCAAATTCTGTGTATCCATTAACATCTCTAAGACGCTTTAATTGCTCTAGATGCTGATCTAGGGTAAATAGACTCCATTCAAAACATAACTGTTTTGGCTTGCAAGTCATTCCTCCAAATACTTGAGATTCTGCTCCCTCTACATCTATTTTAACTAAGTCTGGAATGCCGTATTTTTCAACAAGATAATCTATCGTACAAGTAATAGCTTTAATAGTTTTAAATTGTTTGCCATTATAAATAGCACCTTCTCCAGTTAGCCAAGATTTTTCAATTGTAGAAAGACCATCTTCTACACATTCATAGAATTCAATTTTTTCGTCATTAGAATCAGATACAGCATACTTAAGTGGAATAACTCTTTTGTCGTTTTTAAAATTATTGTAAAGCATATAAAACATTTTGGGGGCGGGCTCTAAAGCAATAATCTTATCAAATCCTTTATTCAATCCTGCAACTACTGCATCTCCTCTATTTGCGCCAATATCAAATAGCAGCATTTGGATCAATTCTTTTCAAATTATATATTATTGCATTACGATAAATATCTAACATGTCTTGTTTTAATAATTCTAAAAATATATTTAAAGATTCTTCCTTTTTGCCGATCCACCATGCACTTACAGCTTTTTCAAATAGTAGGCCATACTCTCCTGGATAATCTACTGATGCTGGCAATTGATTAATTGTTTTTGAATATAACAACCCTATTTCGGCGAAAGTGTAGCATTGTTGCCACTTTTGATCTCTCTCATAAAAACGGGAAAGCAAAAAATATCCTTCAGGTCTATTAGGCATATATTGAATAGCTTGAAGCAAAGCATGAGTTACACTATTTTCTCTTCCAGCCTGATCATTAAAACAATGTGCCATTTTTAATAATGATGTATAAACAATTTCTGGATTAGTATTATATCCATATTCTGCCGCTCTTAAATAAAAAGATACAGCAGATGCTGTTTGATTTAATTCCTCATATTTATTAGCAATCTCAAAATTTAATATTGGATTAAACATATCATGAGATGCATCTTCAATTAATTTTTCAATTGATTTCATTTAGTAATGCCTCCCCTATCATGTCTTCTACTACTATCTCAGGAACTTTAATAACAAACGCACAATTATCTTGCAGACCAAAAGATATCAGCAAATCATTATTGTATACTGCTGCTCCTGCAGCAAATTCTATACGTGCATCTAAAAATGAAAATGGTTCTGGAGAAATTCCAATTAAATTTAAATCGTCATCCCAGACACATAGTCTATGTCGGTATACACCATCTTTTTGACTAAGGTAATTATTAAATAGGTTTACTTCATGGGTTATAGATAGATATAGACTATTCCAGCGAATTAGTTGGCTTCCGCCTCTTTGATCAGCAGGAACTTTTATATTCTCAGTAAGAGACACTTGATCACATCTGGCGGGAAGATCTGGATAAGTTCTTACAATTTCTGCTGGAGAAGTCCATTTAACAAAGTGATAGGGTTTATCTAGTATTGGATACCAATTTTTTTCACAATATGAACTATCATTTCCAGGTGCAGGTATCCTAATACGTGACACTTCTTTTGCAGACCAATTTGTTTTGTCTAGTTCTATTTTAGATAATTCCATTCTACCTACGCCATTTTTTGTTGTATCTCTTCTTACGCCAATACAATAGTATATGCCGTCCCATTGAACAAGTCTGGCATCTTCAAGACCAACAAATTCCCAGAGTGGCGGGACATCTAAAAGACTTGTATCAATAACAGAATAATCTGTCATAACAAGATCTTTATCCAGCCTACATATATAATTAGTTGTTCTTAGATTTTGATCTTTTTCTGGATGCAAATAAGATAGGGGTCCCCATATAGATGGAAACATTTGACTATTTTCAGAGTGATATAGGGTGTAATTCACATGACGAAGATTAACTAATATGTCCCCGTCATCATCTATAAATACGGAGGGGTTCATTAATCCCGTTCCACTTGTTAATCCTTTAGAAATAACTAGAGGGACTAATTTACCGCCATTTGTAACCGCTTTTTGTACAAGATTCATATCTCAAGTATATACTATTAGGTGGGGTTTTGTAAAGGTCCAGCCGACAGATAAAAAAGGTCGGAGCTAGTGAAGTTTATTTAGTAAATCCTCTATGATATAATATTTGAATACCATAAGATAATATAAGGAGAAATATGTTAAATACATGGATAGTCGTTCCAGTGCTAAATAATACTGTAGATCTTACTGAATTTATTAATAAATTGTCTGGCGGATATATTGCCCCAGAAACCTACGAAAAAAAGATATTTAATCAAGAAACAAAAGAGTTAGAGACAGAAAATGTTTCTCATCCATATGCTGGTCAAACAGGACCAAATTTTTCTAGTAGAGTTATTTTTGTAAATAAAGTTGCTGGTTATACAGAGCATGATGGCGTAGTCCATCTAGAAGATTTTAATGATATAAATATTTATCGTTATTGGAATACTGGCTTTGAGTATGCCGTAGCAAACGGAGCAGATGCTGTTATTTTAACAAATGGCGTTTTTGAATTTGATCCATTCGTGATTAAAGAAGCATACGATGAATTTTCTAAGGGTGAATCAGAGGTTATAAATATCTCTGATGGGGCTATGCTATTAGTTTCAGCATCCTCTAGCCTACGTGCTGATGAGCAATTCCAAATATGGTTTGGTGATAATGATTTTTATCGTAGGGCAGAACCTGTATTGGGACATTCTCGTTCAGAATACCTATGGGGAGATTATTTAATTGATTCTAGCTCTACCGAATCTTTTGATAGCATTGTTGCTTCTGATCAAGTAAAATATAATGCTAAGTGGAGCTAATTTTTTCAAACAATCTATTCCACTCTTTAGACCTTAAATCCCAAGAGTAATTTTCATTATAAAAATCTGATTGCTTTTGTAATTTACTTTGTGTTTCTATAGACCAATAATTGTCAATTTCTTCATTTAGTATTTTTGCATATGCTGGAATAAATGTTTCTGGTACCGCTTGCATTGGCATAAGTCTTGCATATTCTGATCCCGTTTCATATAGTGCACCAAGGTTAGTTGTAACCATGCGGCATCCTGCAGCTCCAGCTTCAACCATTGCCAAACAACAAGTCTCTTCAAATGTACTTGGATATGCAAAAATATGGGCTTCTTGTAAAGCCTTTTTAATTACATCATTTGTAGCATATCCCATATAGTTAACATTCTTCATATTGCGAGCTATTTCAAAGTGTTCTTCGTACACCCCGTTTGTATGAGCTTCATATCCAGTTCCATACATTTTTGCTGATGAATAAATATCAAGCTCTACATCTTCTCTATTTAGCATTTCAAATGCTGGCAAAAGCATATCTAGTCCACGAAAAGGGGCAGAGGTATAAATTAATTTTATCTTGCCATCTTTAGTCTTTGGCTTAAATTCAATTGGTTCTATTGCATTCTTGATTACATATGCATTTTCAAGTGGGATTTTAAATATCCAACGATACTTTTCATGTTGCCAGTGAGAGATGTATACAAATGAATTTATAGCATTCATAAATGAGGGATCTGTGTATCCTAATTTTAATGATTCATCGCTATGAGCCAAATGTTGCCATAGCAAATTCTTTTTTGTATATTTTATATTTTTAAAATATGGATTAGATAGCAAAAGGTGAACATCTTCATGCTGCGCTATATTAGTATATTTATATAGTCCAGATTTTAATATTTCTGTACCGCCCATTGGAGGCAAAGATTCTTCTACCACCCCAATATTGTTTTTTGGAACCTGCTGTAACCAATCCATGCTATCTCCTAATTATAAGTTTTTTTCTGCCAAAATTGTTGTTTGTACGAACGAACTATTTTTGATTTTAATAAAAAACCATTTTTACGATTTTCTTCTTCATCAAATTTTACAACATCGCTCTTCCAATCTTCTCTCTTAAATGGAATAACCTGACAAATGGGGGTTCCCTTCTCAAGAATAAAAACATCTTTATCAATTGAAGAATCCAATAACTGAAATGGAAACTCAACACCAAGCTTATACATATCGGTATCCACAACACCAGAAAATGTTCTAAATGGAAGATCGTGCCTATTCATAGGATGGGTAAACAAACAACTGTAGCCTTTTGGAGTAATAACTCTCCATCCTGGTCTCCACTTAAGAAGACTTGGGGATCCACCAAATGGTCCTGGTAATCCTGGTGCTTGATCTGGTCCGTGTTGTCCTATAAGATTAATATTTGTTGCCCAACGAACATTAATCATTCCTTTATCATTTTTTCTAAACTCCATATCAAATGGTAATTCAAATATGTATCCTGTACTTAAAGCGTCAAGAAAAGGAGAGCATCCCTTTAATGTTAAGTTACTAACTGCAACCCCATCTTTTGATAAACCGTCTAATTTTTCTTCATCCATTCTTGTTGGCATATCTTTATACCATTGTGGAAGAGACTGAACTGCTGGCTTTGGACTTTCAAACAAAAGTTCTGTTTCTTTATCAAATGCTTCAAATTGTAATTTCATTATTTATTTTCCTGTGGATAATTTTTTTGTAAAACATCCATCCAATGAAGTTTAAATGTTTTTTGATGAGTTACTCTAATTTTGGGATCCGCCCAAATTTCAAAACCAGAATTAATGGCTTTTGTGCACCAAGAAAGATCTTCACCAATAAGTATAAACTCAGGATTTGTGTCTTTGTTTTCATCTGTATTGGGTATTGCTACTGGGCCAAACCAAGGTCTTGGCATTTTTTCAAATACCCCTTGTTTAACGGCTAGGAACCCAAATCCAGCCCCAGCAACTTTAAATGGCTCCTTATTATCAAGAATCATTTGTTCTGGCATCATTCCACCTCTAGGCTGATTATAAATAGGAACGTGTCGATCTTCCATTAAATAGCATCCAGAAATAATATCTTTTTCAGAATTATATAATGCAAAAAAATCTGATGGTTCCCACTCAATATCTGAATCAATCCAAATAATTTTGTCATAAGTCCATTCACCACTACATGGCTCTGTCATCTTTATATTATTTGTATCCCATCCACCAATTGTAGATTCACGGGCCATTGCAACTAAAGATCCACCTTGATTTAAAAAGTTCCAAGATAGGTTTTCTTGATTTAATATATACGTTGTTTTAAGAATACTTCTCATATAGCCAGGAGTGAATCCGTTTCCTGGAGTAGCTATTACTACATTAAAATGTGGCTTATTTGCCATAATTATCTAACCTTACCTTTACTTTTTTATAATGCGACAAACTTACTGTAGGATCTAAGTACACCTTAAATCCTGCTTGCTGTGCTTTTTTGCACCAGGAAAAATCTTCTCCGTATGGAATAAATATTTCTTTTTCCTCATCTTCTGAAGTCATTTTTTGAAATACTGACTCAAACCATGGTCTTTTCATATTTTCAAATACGCCTTGCTTCATTGCTATAAAACCAAATCCAGCAGCAAAAACTTCTTCTTCCTTATTACTTTTTAAAATTCTGTCAATTTCTGTTGCCGCATCTTCTACTGCTACAGAAAACATTGGTACCATTTTTTCATTAAAATATAAACCAGAAACAATATTTTTATCAGACTCATATATTTTCATAAAGTCTGTTATTTCCCATCCAATATCAGAATCAATCCAAAAAATTTTATCATATGTTACTTGTCCACGAGCAGGACTATTATTAAAAGGATCTAGGTATTGATCTCCCATTGTTGTTGCTTCTCTAGCAGTACTAACCATAGATGAATATTCATTTAAGAACATATATGAAATACCTACTTGATTTAGATATGAAATAGTTTGTATTAAACTTTTTACATATTCTGCTTCCATATTTCTACCAGGGGTGGCGATTAAAACATTAACATGTGGCTTCATTATTTTCTCCAAAATTCTAGACCAGTATATTTATTTATTACATATTCAGACAATAACTCTTGTTTATTTATATTCCGACGGGATATAGAAGATCTTACATCATGTTGTCCTATAAGTCCATAGACATTATCATCTTCTTTAATATTGTTTGCTATATTTGAATAGTCATGGGTAAATCTTTCAATACCGTAAAAATCATAAATTTTGTTAATTTCTTCTTCTGGATTTTCTATTAAATCATCGTATTCTACAAAATGGAAATACTTTCTATTATCTGGATGCATCGCAAATGCTATACCGTATAAGCAGTTATCAATAATACCTTTTGGCCTCATTAAGCTATCACACCTAATATCATCTGCTGGACGGTAAAAATTAAATTCCTGTCTTGTTTGTATTTCAGAATCAATAAAATTATTTTTATTTGGATTCTTTTTAACTAGACTTATAAATGATGCAAGGATATCTGTTATTCCTCTTACTGGTAGTATTATTTTTGGTTCATATCCAAGATTTCTTTGCAATACCCCGAAATGTTCAGGCATTGACCATTCTCTTGATTTATCAATAACTATAGGTTTATTTGTATCAGAGTAGTATCCTTCTAATACCCCCATAATTGTATTTGGCATTACTGCAGGTTTTGGGTATGCAGAGTACTGTTCTGATGCCAAAATACTACGTTCTAAATTAAATATCATTCCACACATAGGTGAATTTGCTGATGAATAAATATCAGGATTTTGATTTAATATAGATGATATTAGAGTACTACCAGATCTTGGTAGTCCCGCCATAAAGTAAAATTGTTTTTTATTTAACATATAGATTCATTCTATCATATCTACTAGGGATTTGGCAATAGTAATTTTTGTCAAATTATGCAAGTTCAATATCAGTTAAATTAGAATTAGATATTGGTAATGTCAATGCTTGAGTAGTCCATGTAGCACCATCAGTTGATACATACATGCCAAGGTTTTCATTTACTCTTGAGGTACGAATTGTGCCTGCATAGCCAACTGCTACCCAAAGGCTATTACCGTAGGCTATTCGGCGTATAGTTGTATTTCCAAAGTTTGAGTTACTGGTAGTCCAGGTTGTGCCGTCTGTTGAGGTGCGTATGTTATTTAAATTGGTGGAGGCTATCCAAAGATTGTTGCCGTAGACTACACCTCCAAAGTTGGAATCACGGGTGGTCCAGGTTATAGTATCAGTTGAGGAACGGACTGTTCCTGCACCAGATGATGCTACCCAAAGGCTATTACCGTAGGCTAATGAGAATATAGCAGTATTACCAAAGTTGGAGGTACGGGCAGTCCAGGTTGTGCCGTCTGTTGAAGTATTAAGTTGTCCTCCACCCCCACCTACTGTCCAAATGTTGTTATTGTAGGATGCTGTGCGGATAATTTGGTTCATAGTGCCAGAAGAAGTACGGGTGGTCCAGGTTACAGTATCTGTTGAGGTGCGAAGTTGGCCTGACTCTCCGCCCGCTACCCAAAGGCTGTTGCCATAGGCTATCGAAAATATAAGTGTGTTTCCAAAGTTGGAAGTACGAGTGGTCCAAGTTACGGCATCAGTTGAGGAACGGAGTGTTCCTGTATTGCCACCTGCTACCCAAAGGCTGTTGCCATAGGCTACTGCCAATATCTGTGTGCTTCCAAAGTTAGAGGTTTGCGTGTTCCAGGTTATAGTATCGGTTGAAGTGCGAAGTGTTCCTGCAGTCCCAACTACTACCCAAAGATTGTTTCCATAGCCTACTGCCATTACATTTGTATTTCCAAAGTTACTTACTGGTGTTATCCATGTATATGGTGTTTTTCCATTTACATATATTGAATAAGTATTATCAGAATAACTTACTTTTTCTACACCGCCTAAAATTCCTGTTCTAATTGGGGTATATGTAGAATTTGATGTATTAAATGGATAGATTACTCCTTGATCTGATGCTAATATATTTGTGTTTATTGATGTAATGGTTGGTGGTATTGATGGGGTGTAGGAAATTCGGATTTGGCCTGCATCTCCACCCGCCACCCAAAGGTTGTTGCTGTAGGATATTGAGCGTATAGCTGTGCTGCCAAAGTTTGAGGTGCGGGTGGTCCAAGTTATTGCATCTGTTGAGGTACGGAGTTGGCCTGCAGGCCCGCTTGCTATCCAGAGATTGTTGCCGTAGTCTACTTCTCCTATACCTGTACTACCAAAGTTGGAGGTGCGGGTGGTCCAGGTTGTGCCGTCTGTTGAGGTGCGGAGATTACCATTATTTGCACCTGCTACCCAAAGGTTGTTGCCGTAGGCTACTGAGAATATAATTTCAGTTCCAAAGTTTGAGGTTTGGGTAGTCCATGTGACTGCATCTGTTGAGGTGCGCAATTGTCCTGCAAATCCAACTGCTATCCAAAGGTTGTTGCCGTAGGCTACTGAGCGTATCTGTGTATTTCCAAAGTTTGAGGTTTGTGTGGTC